CAGACTCCCCTCTCTTTGACATGGCAGGGGTCTATGTCGTGCGTGAAGAGGTTGATCACAGGTACTATCTGATCGTTCAGTTAGACGGCCACACGCACAAACACCCCTCTTTGGTGTATATCTCTGCTGCAAAAGAACACTGTGAGGTTGTGGAGTAATGGCAGACTTGATAGATAGTTATATATACTAATGGATACAATATATGTATGTAACACTCATAAGAGGTGCGAAAACATGACAAACGAGGAAACATGGTTTGCAGTGTATCAGGTAGGATTTGCGATTTTCGGAACCGGAGCAACCGAAGAGGCGGCAGTTGATGACGCTAAACAGTGGGTAGATGAACCTGATAACCTGAAATCAGAAATCGAATCCTCCCGGGGGTTCCACGGGGATATGAAAATCATTCGGATTTCAAAGTCACTCAAAGAGGACGTAGAGAAGAGGGGCGGGGATATCCTGATTATCGAAGACGATGATGGGATATACCGGTCAGAAGAAGAGATGGCTCACTCATAACCATACTTTTTGGTGGCATCATGAAAACCCCTCCACTTGAAGTGAAAATCTCCGGGTATGAAACATGCGAGAAGAACGTAAGAGCACGAGGGAACTCGGGATATGTGTACCTCCCTGTTTCCTGGGTTGGCAAACGCGTTTTTGTTACTTTACTTGAAGGTGATATGGATGAGTGATAGTATGCAAGTGGAAGAAGTGCGGTGAGGATCAGTGGCTGAAGAAGAGACAAACCCGGTAGGCAGGCCCCCGATAGAGATCGACTATGATCTATGTGAGAAGTTGGCCCGTGTGCTCTGTACTCAGGCAGAAATCGCCGCTATACTCGGCGTATCCCTATCAACATTAGAGCACGACAAAGAGTTTTTGCGGATACATAAAAGGGGTTTAGAAGTCGGGAAGGCCAGCCTGAGACGGATGCAGTATAAAGCCGCTGAAGAAGGCAATTCCACCATGCTTGTATGGCTTGGTAAACAGTATCTAGGGCAGCGGGATAAGCGGGATACCGAGATAACCGGTAAAGACGGCGACCCGATTCAGGTTGTCAGCAACATGAGCGATGAGGAGGTGATCTCACGTGCTCGCCGAATACTCGACACTAGACCAGGCAATACTAGCTGAGGTCTCGACCAGATGGTCTATCATTGCACGTCCAAACCAACTGCCACCGACAGGAAACTGGATCTACTGGTTGTTGATGGCTGGCCGCGGGTTCGGGAAGACCCGGGTTGGTGCAGAGTGGGTGTCTGACCTGGCACGGAGACACCCCGGGATCAGGATCGCTGGTATTGCACCGACAGCGTCTGACGCGAGGGACACGATGGTCGAAGGCGAGTCAGGGGTACTGTCTGTCTCTCCTCCACACAATCGCCCTGTATACGAACCGAGTAAACGCCGTGTTACCTGGTCAAACGGATCCACTCTCACCCTGTACTCAGCCGAGGAACCCAACCGGCTCCGCGGGCCTCAACACCATTATCTCTGGGCCGACGAGCTGGCAGCCTGGAAGTACCCGGAGACCTGGGACATGGCGCTTTTCGGTCTGCGTCTTGGCGACCACCCGCGTGCAATCGTGACTACCACTCCCCGGCCGGTCAAACTGATTCGGGACCTGGTCGGTGATCCCGGGTGTGTCACTGTCACCGGGTCAACATACGAGAACCGCGACAACCTGGCACCGGCGTTTTTTGAGACTATTATTAGGAAGTACGAGGGGACCAGGCTAGGTCGGCAGGAACTTAACGCAGAGATCCTCGACGACATAGAAGGTGCTCTATGGACACGTGGCATGATCGAGTCTGCCCGGATCCGGCACGATCAGATACCTGGTTTGGTTCGTGTGGTGGTTGCCATAGACCCGGCAGTCACCGCCGGCGAAGGGTCAGACGAGACCGGGATCGTAGTCTGCGGTCTCGGTTCCGACGGGGTTGGGTATGTGTTGGAAGATCTCTCTCTGTCGTCGTCACCGTTAGACTGGGCGCGGACCGCGATCGGGGCATACCACCGGCACCGGGCCGACCGGGTCATAGGTGAGGCCAATAACGGGGGAGATCTGATCGAGACGGTTCTGCGGACAGTGGACCCGTCAGTCTCTTACCGGTCCGTCCATGCCACCAGAGGTAAACTCATTAGGGCAGAACCGATCGCCGCTCTCTATGAGCAGGGTAGGATCCGGCATGTCGGGGCGTTCCCTGACCTGGAAGACCAGCTCAGCGAGTGGGTGCCGGGCATGTCGTCACCCGACAGAATGGACGCTCTGGTCTGGGCGTTTACGGAACTCATGACCAAACCCGCGAAGGGGGTATTTGCAGGAGCGTGAATGAAGGTAATTGACAAAATTAAACGGTTTCTGGCAGACGGGCCTAAAGCGATCTCTTATGCTACCGGCACCTCGTCAACCGACAGTTTCTTTCAGCCCGGCGGCCGTGACAAAAGCAGGCTTGAGAAGTACCAGGCGATCTACGAGAAGGCCGGTATACCGGCACAGGCGATCGACTCATACGCTCTGTTTATGCTGTCTGCCGGGTATAACCTGGTCAGCGATGACGAGACAGCAAAGGCCATAGTATATCAGAAGCTGCGGGACATGCAGATCACAAAACTTTGGTGGCTGGCCATAACCCGGGCGCTAAACTACGGTGATTCGTTTCAGGAGATCATACCATACAAAAACCAGCCTGGGATCAGCCGGTTGGTACATCGGTGGCCCGGGTCGTTTTCTATTATTACCGACGACCGGGGGGACCTGGTCAGCTATCAGCAAGAGATCAACGGTCGAAAAATTCCGTTGCCGCCAGAGTCGATTATACACCTGGCACTCCTACCGAGCGACAACCTGTATGGTGTCAGTCTCACCGGCCGGGCATACGACGAAATCATCAACGACGTCCGGGTGACTGTTGGCATCGCGACCGGCATTGAACGTCACGGCACCGGTAAACACCACTGGACGCTCGGCAACGATGAAAACCCGGCAACCACGGCCGATGTCGAAACGTGGAAGACCAAGCTGCAGACTCTTAAGTCTGACTCTGACATAGTCACCACTCACCTATACCAGTGTTCCGAGCTCGACCAGACCGGGATCGCAAATGCACAACAGTACTCAGACACGTTTTTACAACGTCTCTGTTCTGCCTACGGGGTGCCTGGCGAGCTGTTGGGTCTGCGGATCGGATCAACAGACGCGACCGCCGTTAGTCGGATTGATGCGTTCTTCCGTCAGATCTCCGCGTTTCAGTCTGTCCTTGCAGAGACATACCAGCCGGTCATAGACCAGATCGTCGGTAAACCCGGTGTGGTGTGGCTGGAGTTTGGTGATCCGTCCCCGAGAGATGAAGCAGAACGGGCCGCGTGGATCACAAATCTCATGAAGGCAAACCCGCTTGATCCGCTTTGGCCCGGAGAACGGTGGATCCGTGAACAGTTTGGATTACCATCAGAGGTGTAAAATGGCACTTAATGTAAACGACAAAGAAGCAGCAAAACTACTAGTAAACCTGTTTGCAGAGACCCTCCCCGGGTCTGGTGCAGACCTGCTAGATGAAGATATTGAGATCACCGGCTCCGGGCAAATGATCTATCTGAACGTCTCGTTCTCATCAACCGCGGGTGCAGTCCTGACACTGGATCGGACCGTTGGGACTACCAAGGTCTCGCAAAAACTTAACTGTGCTGCAGAGATCGCCGCAGACACACTGTATGTAGCAACCATACCGGTCTGCCCGGGTGAGAGTCTGAACTTTACTTTTTCAGGGACTGGCGGGACGTATACCCTGGCAGTCGCACAGGTGGTGCAGTATGGGTAGTCCGGTCTACCCCATATCTCCGTCGTTTGGTGGAGGTAGTGGGACGTATGATCACTCACAGCTGACAAACCGCGATGCCGCAGACCAACACCCGGTCACATCGATCACCGGGGCAGCGTCAAAAACCGAGTCGGATCTGACTCTTTACGTCTACGAAGACGCGACCGGGACCGGGGACGGTAGTAGTAAAGCAAACGGGTTTACCAATCTCCAAGATGCAATTGATGCGATTCCAGACGTTGCACAGAATGTAACCGTTATCGTCAGTAAAGGGTCTACCAACTACCTTGGCGACACGACTACCATACAAAAAGCGTCTGTCAAGTCTCTCACTATACGGGGCGAGTTTTACGCTTATGGAGCCTGTGGTGCGAATGACGTCGCGGGTAAGGTTGTGAATGCGTCAGCAGATTTCAGCCATTTTGAAGTGGGTGACAGGGTAGTATGTACAAAGTATAGTGGAACCGTTGGCTCAAGTAGCATAAACGACTACTTCTATGCCACCGTCACCGAGGTTGGATCCGGATATGTTCAAACAAGTGAGGAGACCAAGGTTCCCACTACGGGATGGCGATTTCTTATTACTCAGACGGTGTTTGACACATCTGGTTCAACGCCGATAGTTGACTATACAGGATCATCATCAGTAAACGTAACGGGACTGTGTATATCAGGCGGTTCCGCCTTCGGAGTACTACTCGCGTATACATATGCCGTGATTGTAAGATGTATCTTTACTGGTACTAAGGGTTGTGTTGTGCAGTCAGGTGTTGTTGACCTCAGGGAGTCAGGTATTGTCAATATACCGACTAACGGGACCGCGTTATACGGTGGATCCGGCGGTTTCGTGCGTGGACAAAACCTCGTATTCGCGTGTGCTGCGGGGGCGTCCGGGTGTAATGGGATCAGCTTGCAGAATGTGGGGTCAGCGTCGGTGTCGTACGCCGGTTTTTTCGGGTTCGCGTATGCCTCATTCTCAAATACTGTGTCTCCCGTGCTGCTATCCAAATCATATATAGACTCCACATGTACCGTCGGGGTATTGGGAAGTTTAGCTACGTTGTCCAACGTCACCAACACTGCGGTTACCCCGATTTCTTTCCAACTGTCTGGTGTCAACGCTAAATATTGGGGGGGGCTCGATCTGCCTGATACTACGGGGATGGGTGGAAAGTATTTGAGACTCAAAAGTGACGCTACGGGTTTTGAGTTTGTGGATCTGCCGTGACAGCGATTGCCGGAGAAGTGTAGTTGAAACGTATACCTCGCCCCAAATCGAAAAAGTACAAGCGTGACCCGACCGGGTCAAAACATATCGACGACTCCATGGTTTCGATCCTCCACCGGATCATAAAAAACTACATCTCGTCGGTTCTTCAGGCAGTTACTGACCACTGGTCACAGGCGCGGAAGGAACGGCAGTTAGGGTCTGTTGATTTGTTGTGGAACCAGGTAGTCGCCGCCGGTGCAAACCAGATCCCGCCTGACCTCATGCATACTGTCGCTGCCGAGTTCTCTGAGAAAGGGTACCTGCAGGGGATCAAGTTCGCCTCCACCGCTGCCGAACAGCTGGGGTTCGGGATCAGTCTCGGCATGGGTCCGGCTGACCAGTCCACGCTTTCGATCCTGATCAACCGGAACACGCTCAACCTGACCAACATGATCAGCGACCTGCAGGCACGGATCGCAACCATTCTTGAGGAAGGGTATGCTAAGGGTCTTTCGGTCCGCGAGATCAGGGATGAGATCATGAGGGCGACCGAGATCGCCGAGAACCGGGCCGAGAAGATCGCACGGACCGAAGTTATGAACGCCGTAAACGAGGCGGCAAAAGAGAGGTACCGCCGTCTCGGGATCGTGAGTATGGAGTGGTTGACCGCTCATGACGACCGAGTCTGTGATCTATGTGATCCGTTAGACTACCAGATCTACAAAGAAAAGGATCTCCCGTATGGAGGCCCGCCAGTACACCCAAACTGTCGGTGCACGCTGGCCCCCGTGGTAGATGATGAGAGTAAACCGATCAATATCTGGGACTATGTGGAAAAATGACATCAGGAAGACCGTTTTCAGCCAGAGAGATTGAATTCGTCAGAGAGCACATGAACGAAAAGTACCCGTCAGTTTTGGCTCGACACCTCGGGCTCCACTATGCCGACGACAACGGCGGGTTTAGATCGAAAAAATCAGTTGCCGGTCTGATCCGCAGACTCACCGAACCCCCTCAACCCAAGCGCCGTCAACCGATTCAACAAAAACCGTGACTTACAAACCCCGCATTAGTGAAAAGCGGTTTATCCTTTTTTGGCGCACTAAACACTATGCCGTCCTTTAGTGCTCGGATCCGGGATGGCCCGGCTATCAGGGAGCATAAAAACCTGTACGGAAAGGGCATAACTCCGGCATATAACGCCGATAAGGACGTGGTGCAGATCACGTTCACCGACCACACCCGGGAATCTGCTGACCAGTGGCTGAAAGAACACGAGTTCAGCGAGTATACCCTGACCGAAGACCTGGACAAACCAACGCCACGATCACTCTCTCTGGACGTGACAACGGGGAGTTGAACGCACCGCTTCTGGTGGTCTGGTAGTTCGCGGGGTAAAACTCCTGGCAGAGGGAGTCTGGACCGACTCTCTGCAAAAAACGCCGTGGCGACTGGCCGCTGAAACCCTAGAGCGATTTCATAAAAACTGGACCGATGACACAGTGTGGAATCGCCACTCGGGCGGACAACACCGGGCCGTGACTGACAAGGTAGGCCGGGTTGAGAACGTCCGGTATGGAGGCGGGGCAGTGGTCGGAGACGTGAACTTGCACGGGATCACCCAAAACTCCCGGGACGCTGCAGCCCTGGTAGAGGCGGGTGAGATCAACTATGTGAGTGTTGAGACGCTCGGCCGGGACGTATACAACGCAGAGACGCGGGAGTATGAGGCACAGGAGATCCAGTTTACTGGTCTCGCACTTGTCAACCGTGGCGCATGTAAAGTGTGCACGCTGCGGGAGAACGCCGAACAGATCACACACGAACACGAAAACGAGGAGGAAGGATCACTTATGACACCTGAAGAGATAGCGGCACTTAAGGCCGAGATCACCAAAGATCTGACATCTCCCTACGAGAGTCAGATCAAAGAGCTTGCACAGAAAGTAGAGTCTCTTGAGAAAGAAAAAGAATCGCTATCTGCAAAACTTAAGGAAATGGCAGAGGCAGAGGCAGAGATCAAAACCCGGCAGGCCGAATCGCTGATCCGTGACCTGGCACAGCCTGCGGGGTACCGGGTCATAGTAGACAGCAACGGTGAAGTCTACCCCGTGGAGGACTAAACATGGCAGACACAGCAAAATGGACCGCACTTACCGGTGCAGACAACCCTGTCGAGGTGCTCGGCACGTCAGTGAACATGATCGCCGGAGCAGCCATTAAGCGTGGTATGGTTGTAGCGTTCGCCGCAAGCGGGACCAGCGGTACCGTTCAGCCTGCAGTCGCAGGCACAACTGGCCCGGTTCTTGGTGTAGCACTTAACGACGCAGACTCTGGAAAACTCTGCCCGATCGCTCTCGACGGATGCGTGGTAACGGTAAGGGAAGGGTCAGGAAACGCCATTGATGCCGGCGACACTGTGGCAGCTGACGACGCGGCCGCGACCGGGTGTGTGAAAGTCGCAGCAACAGACGCAACCCTTTCTGAGGTTGTCGGTATGGCTATCGATGACATTGCCGCAAACGGACTTGGTAGGATCGTAGTAAGACCTCAGCTGATCACCAAGGCGGCGACGTAGAGAGGTATAAAACAATGGTAGTAAATCCACGACTCAAAACGTACCTGAAACTTGCATACGCCGGGCCCGGCGAGAAACAACAGATCCTGAACCGGATCCCGCGGAACCTGTCAGCGTATGATAACGAAGGACAGATCGTATCTGTCCGTGAACTGTTGACCACCACCGATGTCGCAGGGACCAGCCTAATACAGACCGAAATGTACAATACGGTCATGGAAGGAGCAAAAAAAGTCCTCTGTATGCGAAACGCGGTCCGCAACATACCGATGAACTCCTCGTCGCTCAAAGTCCCGATCCGTAAAGCCCGCGCCTATGCTCGGGTAGTGCCTGAGGCCGGAGAGATCCCGCTGGCAGAAGGCGACTATACCAGCGTGACTCTGACCGCAGAGAAGATCGGTGAACGGCCGCTGGTCTCTGAGGAAATGATCGAAGATTCTGCCTATGCCATCGCAGAAATGGAAATTATGGGCGTTGGTGAAATGGTTGAGAATACCCTGAACCAGAAAGGTCTGACCGCATGGCTCGACGGGTCGGGTCTGGAGCACGACACCACCGGATCAAACCAGGGCAGGGTCGCTCTTGCAGCTGCGATTACTAAGGTCCGAGAGGCCGGGTATATGCCGGATACCGTGATCATGTGTCCGGAGTTTGAAGGAAAACTGCTTGAAGAGTATGTCGCTCCGGCAACCACAAACACGGTTGGTGCCGAGTCTGCGATCTCCACTGGTCGCGTTGGTCGTCTGCTCGGGTGTGACCTGTACCAAACCAACGTGGCAGACGCGTCTGCCACTTATACCTGGGGGTATGCCGCAGACGGAGAGATCGGAGCGATCGTCTTTGACTCAACCCGGTATGGTCTGCTCGGTATGCGACGAAACACAACGATCCGCCGGTTTGCAGACCCGATCAGGGATATGCAGTCCGCAACCGTCACGGCGAGGTTTGGGTTTGGAACCGCAACCGAGAACACAAACGCAGCCTGCCGGATCGAGTTCTAAGCATGATTACGTCGTCCCGCTACTCTTTCATGTCCCGTAACAACCTTGAAACTGAGCGACGGGACGAGGCCACTGCCGAGACTCTGGCATACCGGATCCGGACAAACCCGCTCGACCCGGATACAACTGCCCGGCCGATTGATATGAGGATCGTACTGTCACGGAGTGACTAATGGCATATTCGACTTATGCAGACGTTCTCGCTGCAACCGGCACCGCGTTACCTCAGGCAACCGTCGAAACTCTGATCGCCATGGCGGACCGGGAGATCGACAGTTACCTTAAGCTTTACAACGTGACCGGGTCAGGATCAGATCCTGCGGTTATGTCTGCGAGTCTCAACCTGTCGATCTGTAACGTACTAACCCGTTACCGCATGGACGGCACAAAAGAAGTGCAGACCCTTGAGTTCACAGACAAAACCCCGATAGACACCGCGATCGACTCGTACAAAAAGAGTGCATACCAGGCATTGAAAAACTACGTGAAGACAACCACAACTGCGGGCAGGTTCTTTGCCGGGGAAGTGGTCGGACAATGACGTACCCGGCTGCTCTCCTAATCCACACCGCGACACTTGAGACCGGAGAGACTGCCGGGACTGTTGACGCGTACGGGGTGGCAGCGGTGACCAAAACCACCGCGTCGGTATCCTGCCGGTTTGGCAAGGCAAAAGAGTCATACCCGCGAACCAGCGCCGGACCGATGCCCGACCGGTCGGTCTCCTGTATAGTCCCGGCCGGGTCGTTGGTTGCAGTAGGCAGACGGATCACCGGTCCGGCACCGTTTAACCAGTCATACCAAATCACATCGGTAACCCCTGCGTATGTTGCCACGTCGATCTCTCACCTGGTTCTCACCCTGGAGGTTGCCGGTGTCTGACAACGTCAGGGTTGAGGGGTTGGACGACCTGAGGAAAAAACTGCAGGATCTCTCTGTGAACGTCGAGAAGTACTTCTCTGCCGTCGGAGAGAAGGCCATGGCGCCGGTTGAGAAGGCGGCAAAAGAGAAGTGTAACGTAGACCAGGGAGACACCCGCGGCAGTATCACCACGCAGACCGAGACCACAGACGACGGGGTGGAGATCAGGGTTGGCACACCCAAACGGTCTGCAGTGTTCCTGGAGTTCGGCACCGGCATATATGCCGAGAACGGGCAGGGTCGAAAGTCTCCGTGGTTGTGGCGTGTTGAGTCTGCAAAGTGGGCCGGTATTTTTGGGGTAGACGTCGGCGATTCGGTGCTATGGCACGGGTCGCATCCTCACCCGTTTCTCAGACCGGCATGGAACGAGAATCAGGACCAGGTCAAAAAGATCGTGCGTGACGAGCTGGCAAACGCGATCAAACAGGTGTCAGGCGTATGATCACCGCAATGGTCAGATCGGTTCTTGGCAACAACGCCGGGGTCAACACGCTGGTTTCTGCCCGGGTATATGTTGACGCTCTACCGGCAGGCCCGACTCTCCCCGCGATCTCGGTGCACTCGGTCAGTAAGATCCCTGATCCCGAAGTTGGGAAGGGATGGTCTGCCGAGGTCCAAGTCTCGTGCTGGTCAAACCCGCAGGTGTCCAGCGGGATCCGGTCACCCTCAGAAGTTGAAACCGTTGCCGCTGCGGTCATAGCGGCACTGCACAAACCACGGCTAAACATGACGCCAGAACGGTGGACGGTTGGAGCGGTGTCGTATGACATCACCACCCGGATCGTGTCAGGGGGCACCCGGGTGATTGAAGATCCTACGGGTTGGTATCATGTCCCGGTGTCTGTGCGTATATCGTATCGAGAGGTGTAAAAAACATGGCAGACGTTGTAGCAAGTGACGTCCCGAAAGGGACAGAGGTTAAGTGGTATGGTGGCGGAGAGGTGGCTCAGATCAGCCACACCGTCACTGCAGGAGAGGCAAGCGCTAAGGGTTTTGCCCTTGGCGGAACATACGTGCTTGAGTTTGGATCCGTCTGGTGCACCATCAACGACGTACCTACTGCGGTTACTGAGAACAAAACCGACATTTCAACCGCAGCAACTGAGTCTACGGGCTGTGATTTCGTTAAGTTTGCTAATCTTACCGAAGGCGATGTTGTTGTGATTTACGGGGTAGACATTTCCGCCGTTACCCTCAAGCACATTGCGAGCTGTAAGGATATTAAGTCCGACAGTAAGGCGAGTTCATCAAAAGAGTCTGTCCACGGTCAGCCTACCAAGCTCACCACGATCGGAACCGTTGAGAGTACCGCAAGCCTCGAGGGGCTTATGTATACGCTCGAGTTTGTGGATCTCGTGTTTGGTGACACCCTGGCAGCATCACCCGCGACCGGGTGGTCGAAGTGGTCGAACAAGACGCACGGGTTCCAGAAAATCGGGTGTCTGGTCGGGAAACGCCGGGACTCGTCCGGCGTCGTGATTGACAAGTATTTCCTGGTCGGTGCCACGGCAAACTCATACGGCCAGAGCTTCCCGACGGAGGACATGTATAAAGAGTCTTTTGGGTTTGACTGCGATTATATCCTGAGAGTGCGGAAGGGATAATCGTGGTGACAGCGGCAGAGAGGACTGAGGACAACCCTGATCTCTCATACCGTTTTGCACAACGGGAGAGACAGGAAGAGGCCGACAGGGAAGAGTTTGCCACCACGGCAGACATGATCCTTGGTCTACTGGCAGACGAACCGATCACCGTTGTCCTTAACGACCAGGTCAGTTTACAGTTTGCCATGCCAACGGACGACGACTATTTCGAGATCGTCCGGTTTCAGGCCGACGGTCTGCAGGTCGCTGCAAAGAGTAAATCGCTCGGTATCTCCGGTATGGATGAAGAAGATGCCGTTGAGCGTATGCCCGTGGCGATTGAGATCGTAAACGCTGCCAGATCTATGCTGGACGGTCTTAACCGGATCCTTTCCCGGCTCTGTCTCGATCGGTCGTTCACCGAAGAGAAGTTTCGGCAAATGCCACGGCGTTACAAAACCATAATCCTGACCGAGATCCTGGCTGCTTATTCTGGCGAAGCGGGTAAGGTCAGGAAATTTCGCTAAAAGTTCACAGGGTCGAGGGCTGGCCCAGATGCTCATGGCGTGGCACCTGACACCTGGGCGGTTCGGGTCTCTGCCGTTTCGCGAGCGGCTGTTCATTCTGCATACCTGGAACGAGATCAACAAAAAAGAGGAGTAAATGGCTGACGACGGAGTACTAGCTGAGTTGTTTGTTGTCCTCGGTCTGAAAGACGAAATGTCTGACGGGGTAGAGCAGACCACTAGCAAACTGGATAAGTTCACGACTACGGCGTCAGCGGTTGCCGTCGGTGTTGGTGCTATGGCGGTAGGGCTGGGCGAAACCGTAGACCGGTTTAAAACGCTCGACTCTGCCGCACAGGTAACCGCTCTGCAGACCGGCCGGACCGCGGAGGAAATGCAGAACCTGATCATCAACCTGTATTCCGCAGACACCACGCTCGAAGAGTCGGCGGCTCTGTTTGAGGAGCTCGGAAAGGCCGGGGTGTCAACAGTTGAAGATCTTGAGCGTGCCGGTGATGCGTTTGACACGCTGGGCGACGCTATTGACGTGCCGGGTGCAAAACTGGTAGAGTCTCTCTCTCCTGCGTTTAAGGCGTTCGGTGTTGACGTTGCCGACGCCGAGCAGTATGTTGATGGCCTGACAACCATGTTTATGGAGACTGGCGTAACTGCTGAGGAGTTCGGTACAGCTATTGAGCGTATGGCGCCGAAACTCGCTGAGTCAGGGCTGTCTATGCAGGACATGGAGACTGCGCTGATCGGGCTGTCAGAAAAAGGCGTTGAGGGTCGGCTTGCCATGCAGGAGTTGGCAAAAGGTGTAGATAAGTCAGCCGACGCAAACAAAGACGGGGTGATCAGCCAGGAGGAGTTCATGGCGGCGATCGGTCTCACGTCTGCTGAGGTTGACGCCGCAGCAAAAGCGCTCGAGGGGGGAGTGGGGGCGACTGAGAAGTACGCAGACGCTCAAAATGCCTCGATCTCCTCGACTGATCAGTGGGCCGTGGCGTTCGACAAGGCGATCCTGGCAATAGGAGGGATCGCCGCACCGTTAGACGAGGCGGTTGGTGGTCTCTCTGTGTTTGGCGGAGCTCTTACCAGTCTCGGGTCCGGCGTTCTGATCCTGCAACAGCTCGGTCCGGCGTTCGCGTTCCTAAAAGGCGGGTCGCTGGTCACTAGTCTGTCAGGTCTGGCAACAAGCATCCTAGGGGTGGCGACGTCTATGACCGCGGCCCTGATTCCTGCCCTGATCGCAGCTGCCCCAATTATTATCGGTATAGGTATAGCGCTTGCTGCTATATGGGCGCTTAACGAGCTCGGGGTTTTCTCGTGGATCATAGACCAGGGTGCCGCGTTCGGAGAGTGGATCCGAAACTTTGACATCGGCGCCGCGTTTCAGGGTGTGATCGACTTTTTCACAAACCTGCCACAGCTCATTATTGACGCTCTGGGTGGTGGCGATGGGGCGGGTATTGCCGACATGATCGTTAAGGTAATATTTCCTCCACTACTCATTCTAGACCTGCTAAACCAGTTTTTCCCGCAGGTTGGGGAGTTCTTTACCTCTATCCCTCAGCGAGTCATGGACTT